CAATTAAGCGATTTGCATATTGCTAACATCATAAGCGGAACGGGAAGGCACTTGTAATTTATTATTTTGCTTATCATAGGCTCGTCTGTTCCTACTTCTACGGCTAGTTCTTTAGCCTTTTTTTGTTGTTCTAACAGAATCTCTCTCAACTTCAAGACGCTTTACCTCCTTTTTATAAAATTCTTCTTTTTGTTTGAATTTCTCAAGGTTGTTCTTGTCTTGAAAAAATTTTGCTATAGCTCCCCCTAGAGAACGACCAAACAACTTTTTTTCAGAGGCGTCGAGATTCAATTCGTTTGATTTTTTTACAACTAAATCTAACATTTATCCTCCTTTGTGTCTTCTTAAGACACTTCTTAAGCAAAAAAAATATTGTTCACTTCTTCCGCAGTCAGCTTATATCTATCTTTAATCTTCACAATCTCGCATTGTTTGAAGTCAACGCTTTCGTTTTTCTTCGCACTTAAAGATTGTGGAGTGATACCTAGATATTTGGCTAGTGTGACATTAGAATCGCCGAACAATTTCATTTTGCTTTCCAACAACTTTTTATTCACTATATCAACCTCCTTTTAATTCGTTGGTGTCTTCTTAAGACACTCATATAATAGCACCTCTAAAAAGCAAAGTCAACTATTTTTTCAAATTTTTTTTAATTTTATGAAAATTTTATTGAATTTTAGGAAACATTATGCTACAATTAAGACACAAAGGAGGTAAAAAGCTATGAAAATGGGCGATATTATAAAGCAATTAAGGCTTCAACATAATATGACTCAAGAAGAATTAGGCAAGCATATTGGCGTCCAGAAGTCCGCTATAAGAAAATATGAAAGCGGTCTTGTTGAAAATATGAAAAGAACTTCAATTCAGAAAATGGCTGACTTGTTCAATGTATCTCCTACCTACTTAATGGGCTTGGAAGATAATTCTAATTATGGAGTCAATAATGGAATAATTGGCAACAACAACCAAAACAACCATATTCACAACGGCAAAGAACTCTCTGCTCTGGAAGACGCAATATTGACAATTTGTAAAAACTTGTCTGATAAACAGAAAGGCGAAGTCTTGACTTATGCGACAAATCTTTTAAGCGAATCTAAAAAGGAGGATAAATAATGTTATATACTATAGGAATTATATTATTTATTATATTAGTTGCTGTATTGCTTATTGCGATATACTACTATGAAAACATAGCTATAGCTGCGACAGCGTTTGCTGCAGCAATATTTTTTACTTACATCTCTATAGCTTGCGGGGTTTATGTTATGCTTATAATTCCGGCTGGCTGTTTAATTTATGGAATTATTGCAATTAAAGACAATCCTCCAAAGCGTAAAAGGAGGACTGATAAAAAATGAAGAAGGCTGTAATTTACGCTCGATTTAGTTCTCATAGCCAAACAGAACAATCAATCGAAGGTCAATTAAGAGTCTGTGAGGAATTTGCAAAAAGAAACGATATTTTAATTTTAGATACATATATAGACAGAAAAAAGACCGGACAGAACGATATTCGTCCAAACTTTCAGAAAATGCTTCGTGATAGCAGCAATCGTCAATGGGATTATGTTATTATTTACGCCATAGACAGATTTGCTCGTGACGACGGCGATTATGGTGCAGATAAAAAACTTCTTCGACAAAACGGAGTAAAGATTCTATCCGCAACCGAAATAACCGGAACAAATGCAGACGGAAGCGAAAACTTAAGCGGAATCTTAACTGAAGGCTTGCTTGTCTCTCTTGCTAAATACTACTCCAGAGAGTTATCAAAGAAAGTAAAGAGAGGTCAATTTGAATCAATCCAGAAAAAACTATTTTTAGGCGGAGCTGTTCTTTACGGATATGTTGTAGTTGATAAAGAAATTAAAATAAGTCCTCCAGAAGCTCAAGTTGTCAGAGAAATTTTTGACGCTTATGCAAACGGCTTGACAGCTAAAAATATAGCCTTCGATTTGAAAGAGCGACAAATAACAAATAACAAAGGTCGATATTTTTGTGTTAATTCAATAATGAATATGTTAAAAAACAAAAAATATAATGGCGTCTTTGAGTATGGCGACTATTATGTAGAAGATTATTATCCTAAAATTATCGACGACAAGACTTTTGATATTGTTGCAAGAAAAATTGAAAAGAATAAACGCTCTCCGGCTCGTATGAAGGCTTATGAAAATTATCGTTTAAGCGGGAAGCTTTACTGCGGGCATTGTAAATCTTTAATGACGGGAGAAGCTGGAACAAGCAAGTCTGGAATTGTACATCATTATTATAAGTGTTTTGGCAAGAAAAAACACAACGGCTGCAAAAAATTATCTGTCAGAAAAGACGAATTGGAAAATCTTGTTGCAAGTTTAGTGTTAAATCATATTTTAGCTCCAGACAAAATTCTTGACACGATAGAAAATATTGTTATAAGCTACAACGAAGATATTAAAGAAGACTGCGAAATAACAATCCTTAAGAAAGAGCTTGCAGAGAATAATAAATTTATCAATAATATTATAACAGCAATTAAAAACGGAATTATAACAGAATCGACTCAAAAAGAGCTTGTTGAGCTTGAGGATAAGAAAAAAGCTCTCAACGAAGCTATAGCTAAAAAAGAAGCTGAAGAAGACTTTGTTTTAACTAAAGAGAGAGTTTTATTCTACTTTGACGAATTTATTAAAGATAGCTTAAGCGACGAAGAAGCTAAAGATATTATTATAGAAAGACTTGTTAATAAAGTTATTCTATATGATAATAAAATTACGATTGTTCTTTATAATAAGGACGACCACAGCTTTGACGCCGATATTGATATGGTGGAGGATTTGTGTTCAGATTTGACACAATCCGCTCCGCCATTAGTAAATAATACGAACCCGTTAAATGAGTTCGTATTATTTTTAAATTGGGATTATTTTGCAATTTGCTTTAAAATATGTTAGAATTAAAATCAATAGGAGAATATATGAAAATATTAGTGTTTACAGACCTACATGGCTCTTTGAATAGTCTTAAAAGCTTAATTAATACAGATGACTATAAAACTGCGGACAAAATAATTTTTTTGGGAGACGTGGCTATTGGTTGTAGTAGACCGAATGAATGTATTGAATTGTTAAAAAAGATGAATTGTATTTGCTTGTTAGGTAATAATGATAGCTATGTTGTAGACCATATACCACAAGTTGATTTTGATGAATTTTCTTCCGATAAAATTGAGATGATTAATTGGATGATTGAAAATATAAGTGAAGAAAATAAAAAGATAATTAAATCTTGGTCAAAAGATTATTCAATAGTAGTTGATAATAAAAAATTATATTTTACACATTATGTTTGGGAAGATTACAATAACGATATTAATGTCATAGACACACCCAGCATTAAAGAATTTAATACTCGCAAAGAAATGTTTAAAGATATTAATGCCGACTATATTTTCTTTGGTCATGAGCATAAAACAAATTATTTTTTTAATGGGTCAAAACACTATTTTTGTTTAGGAACTATCGGGTTAAAAAATCCAGGATCATATTTGGTTATTAATATTAATAAAAATAATGATATAAATTTAGAAGAAAAATTTGTAAATTTTGATATTAATGAAGAAATAAAACTAATGGATTTAGCTGGTTATCCATATGAAAAACATAAAATAAAAAAATAGATAATATTGGTTCAAACAAAAAGGATAGCGCTCCGCCAAAAACAGTCGTATTCTAACACTATTGTTAGTATGCGATTTTTATTTTTTACAATAAAAGATACTGCGACAATTTTTTATAGATAAATTTGATATAAATTAATACAAATATAAAAAATATATGCTATAATAAAAGTATGAAAAATTTATTTGAACAAATTTTAGCAAAGAAAGAAAAAATTAGAAATAAATATAACCAAAACGTAAACATTGATAGCATTATAGTAAAAGATGCTGGTCAAGTTTTTTCACATTTCTATAAAGATGATTCTTTACATGAGATGAGAAGCATAAGCAAAGTTTTGATTGCTTTGGCATACGGAATTGCAATAGACAGGAAATTAATTAACTTAGACACTTTTGTGTATCCTATTATTAAAAAAGTCATTAATCTAAAAAACAAAAATAATATAAACACAATTAAAGAATGGAAAATCAAGCACCTACTTACTTATTCTTGCGGTTACGAACAGCAGATGTTTTCTGAAAGATACATTTCAGAAATAAATCCCAAAGATTATCTAGATTATGTTATAAACTACGACTTGGTTTACCAAGCAGGAGAAAAATACACTTACAACAACGCAGATATATTCTTACTTTCAGTTTGCTTTCAGGAGCTATTTAATAAAAATATTAAAGATTTTATTGCAGAGGAGATTTTTAACCCTCTAAACATACATGATTTCAAATGGGATAATTATGATAAGTATTGTCCAGGAGGTACTGGCCTCTACCTTTATCATAAAGATTTATTTAAAATTGGGGATTTAATACTATCTAAAGGTAAATACAATAACAATCAAATAATATCTTCCAAATACATAGAAGAAATGTGTTCAATTCAAATCAACACACCATATGCGATAAAACCTGAAAGAGTATTACCTAAAATAGGTGTTGGTTATGTTATGCATATTTCTAGAGATGGATATTTTTATAAAGACGGAACTAATGGTCAATACCTAATAATAAATTTTAAAAAACAACAAATCATCAGTATTCTTTCAAGCGAACAGGATATGAGTTGTGTAACAGAAATACTTAGAGACATAATATAATTTTGAAATAACTAAAATATCACTTTTCCACTATTAAAATACAGATATCCACCAGTTTGCAACTGGTGGATATTCTTTATTAAGTATATAACCTACAAATCAGTCGTTTTCTCTCAAAAAATACACTACAGCTAGAAACATATATTTATTAATTACCTATTGAATTTTTGATTTAAACATGTTAAAATCTAGTTATGGATAAATTTAAAGTAAATGAAAACGATTCGGGTTTCTATATTGATTATATCTATACCCAAAATAACGATACAAAATGTTTACGACTAAGTGAAGACAATGACTACTTCTCTTTTTCTATTTTCTCACCCAATACCCCTCTAATCAATCTTGAGACAATCAATATAAATACTAACAACCCAATATTCTCACCTTTCAAAAAATTGTTAGAAGATAGTCAATATATTGAAATCATGGAAGAAGGAACAAGTGATCGCAAATCTCTAACTTTACAATCCAGTGAAAATACTCTCGATATGATATTTTCTTTAACCAATACACCAACCAATTTAACAACTATAAGTATAACAAATGTAAGATTAGCCTCACCCAACGTTACATTTGCCAAAGGAAGCCCAGAAATCTCTGATTTTAAAAACAAATTACACTCCGCATTATCTGAAATTAAAGATTGTGTAAAAGAAAATACTATGTAAATAAGCCTAAACAAATAACACACTTAAAAACAAAGTGTGTTATTTTTGTTTTTACTTATTTTTTTTTAAAACATCAACACGCCTAATTTTTAGTATAATTACCAACTTTGTGACACAAACATGTTCTAATTTGTCACTCAATTTAAAAAACTGGGCATAATAATATACTGTTCGCTTATAAAAAATACCAACTTTAAATGTGGAG